ATGTTCAACATAGGGCATGAACATCGTGCAATTTTTGACAGCCGAGTAAAAGAGATCAACATTATCTCCGAGTCAGGCCTCTACACACTGATCCTCCGCTGCCGCGACGCAGTGACACCAGGCACTATCCCCTACCGCTTTCGTAAATGGGTTACAGGTGAGGTTCTTCCTCAGATCCGCCGCACCGGAAGTTACATTAAAAACTCGCTCCCGCAGGAAGAACGCATAAAGATGGTTGCCGACCAGGTAGCCAACGCCACGGCGTCAGCAGTAATGCAGGCGATGAAGATAGAGAACAAAACCTACAGCGCCCCACTGAAGCCCGGCTACCGCAGCCTGATTCATTCGCCGTCTGGTGTTCTCGGCCTGACGGAGAACTCACTGCTGATGAATCTGCTGAACCAGTTACAGGACGACGGGCACGACGTATCGGGCGCGGCGGCGGAGCTGACCACCATGTTCTGCTACATCGTCGGTGTGAGCAAATGCCTGCGTGATATCCAGACCCACGCGGAGTACATCAACGACAAGGCAGGGTTCTTCTGACAGAACGGCGGCACAGGGATGTGCCTTTAAATAATTCTGTACGATTGCAGACAGGGGGGTGAATAGAGTACTATTACCTTACGGGTGATCCATAGCGATTAGGCACCGATACAGGAGGAGCCCACATGAGAAAATTTGACGAGTACGAAGGCGTTTAACATTCGGATAGTTCATTTACCCTAATGGTAAATCCCGCTTAAAGAAGCATCTATATATTATGAGGTGATGTATGCCACAACAACTGCTGAATCCGGCAAAGGTAACTGAGGTTTTCGCTCATCTGAACGAAACTCCAGACAACCGCGCCCTGTATTCAGAGTTAGTGAACGGCAACGATGTCACATCTGATGTCAAAGGCGTTTCTCTGGCTCCTGGATACCGCGTTGTCCGTGTAGACGATCGTAAGAAAGGCGAGATTCCACAGGCGCACTTTGAACTGTCATTGATAAATGACCTCACCGAAGAGGTAGTGTATTACAATCGTGTCATTATCCAGCCTGACAGCTATCTTAACTGCCGTCCTGTCACGCAGATATTGGTATGGAGAACCCAGAAGCCTAAGCATCGTGCTGTGCTTCATGATTTCGCCGGCATCATCTTCATGAACTACCTCTTGGAACGGTACGATATCATCGTGTCAGATCGCAACCAGACTCATGAAGGCATGTCGTTCTGGCAGGCTCGCATGTATGACGCACTGGAACTTGGCCTCCACCTCTATGGTTACGACATGATGACATGCGAGCTGATAGAGATGAATAACGAGGAAGAGCTTGAGAAAGGTGAAACCTGGTTGTGGGGTGATGCGGAAAACTTCCAAAACAGATTGGCCATAATTTCAAAGCATAAGCTGCCAATAAAATAGTTCTTTAAGCCCGCGTCGCGGGCTTTTTTGTGTCTGCGGATTCCCGCCCTGGCGGCGGTGGCATTCGTTAAAAACAAGGCCGCGAAAGCGGCCTGTGACATGTCACGCTCTTTTTCTGAATGATAGCCATTCGAAAAATGATGACATTCCACCGCAGACAATAGCAAAGATGATCCCACCAAAGAAGAGAAGGCCAGCCTGCCACCACTCCCACCGCCATACATCCACAGCGCCAACCATACCAACAATCGCTCCAACAAATGGAATATAGCTCACGATGAAAGCAATGGGGGCTGCAATTATCCAGTGCAATCCCCACCATGATTCAAGCCCAGCCATAATTGCTGCCAACTGAAAAAGACCAACGACGATATAAACAATGAATCCTATAGCTTGCATGTAGTCACCTATTTACCCAGTAAAAATCAGAGGCCTCCCCTCAATAAGGCTTGCAACAAGAACTATTCCCTGCACAACAAAGATGAACCAGCAAATAGCTTGAGTCTGAGGGTTAAGAAAATATTTGTAGCGGTCAATAAATAACAACCCACCAAAAATTATCACACTCAAAATAATTAAAAACACAACACTTCCTTATTGCGGAGTGACATCCTGAGGTCGCCACCAGTATGTCTGGTTAAACTCTTTCTTCGAACGTTGCTCCATTTTACGCAAATAGCCTGGTGAAAAATACTCCTGCATCTGGTTAAAGATCATGTGATCGAGAGCCGCCTTCAAGTACCAGAGATTCGCACCAGGCATCAAACCTTTCCCCAGCTTCACCAGATCACCACCAGTCTGCTCACTCTTCCCTTCCACAGCATTTAACGGTATGCCCTGAGCAATCTTCACTACGTCATCAACCAGACCAGCTACCGGGCCAAGCATCGACGCCAGCGCGCCGCTTCCGTACCTAGTGTGATCTGACAATAAAAAGTCACCGTAAAGGCCAAGACCACCACCTTTCAGTAGAGCACCAAGCCAGAATTTTGCGGCATCTTCTCCTGTCATCTCTCGAGGATTACGACCAGACGCAAGGTCGTTAAGTTGCTGCGACAAAGCGCCAAGAATGGTCGTACTGGCAATAAACGTCGCAATATATGCCGCACGCCCACCAGCAGACGGCATACCCATAGCGCGTGACCAGTGACGCATAACAACCGAGATAGGGAACGATTTAAACAGGAAAACACTTCTCGTTAATTCACCTTTCCATGTTCCACGCTGAATACCAGAACCGGTTATCAGTTGCTCACGTGCTCCCGGTGTAATAACAGCCATATCAACTTCTTCAGTTACGGCACCGAGCAGTTTACGCATTGCCTCAAATTTCACGCGTTCAGGCTCACCAAGATGTTTAACTGCTGAATCAGGGATACGCATAATGCTTTCCGGTGTCAGCATCGTATTATTACCGTTCCCCCAGTCCTCCTGTTTCGCCAGCTTCCATACGCTCCAGTCTGTGTCAGTAATCCCTTTGCTTTTCAGGATACGAAAATCAGAGTCATCGAGGCTACGAAGGTCTGGTGTCCGTGACACTACTTCTCCCAGGCTTCCCATCATGGTTACGCCATAGGCGCGCTTGTGCGCATCTGACCATGCTGTAAGCCCACTGGCACGCATTACCGCCGTTGCCGCCCAACGAGACACTGACGGCCCCATATTATCCATCGCCCAGCGGTTAACGCTGCCAAGTAGAGATTCCATCGCCAGACCAGCGCGGCGCGCCCGCGCAAGTTCTGTACGGTTCGTTGGGTCCATAGCTTCAAGCTGGTTGCGGAATAACTGGTTCATTGGAAGGTTGGTAACCTTCGCAGACAGATACATGGTTCCAAGATCAGAGAACGATGACAGCAACGCGGATCCGAGTCTGCTGGCAACCAGCCAGTTGCGGATATTGTCAGACCATCGCGCGATGTGCGGATTCGCTACAGGCTGTGTCTTTCCGGAAATAAAGTTGTACAGATTCTCTGTGTTGTTCGCCAGCCGCTCGACTTTACCGGTTTTACTCGGGTTAGCTGTTGCCGTTTCTGCCTTCACCTGATCAAGAAGAGAGCGGAAAACATGATCGGGGTTTGGGCCATATGTTTCCACCAGTGCAATATCTTTACTGATACCTTCCAGGTGACAGACCATGATTTCCCATAGAGAGCGATCGCCATAAAGTTGCTGATATTGCAGATAGGAATCTGCATCTTTGAAATGTATCTGTCGTGATGCATTACCACGGTTAGCACGTGCGCCGGAAATTCGCATTCCGGTATCAGTAAGCTTATTCAGCCCACCAGTAGCGATCGTGTTATAAGCCTCTCCAAGAAATGAAGACAACTCTGCATCGTTCATCAGTTGTCCATCGGCTCGGATATAATATTTGCGATCCAGCTTACCTATAACATCGCTAACCCACTTATCCTTTGATACTGCCCCAACCTTTTCCATAGAATGATGTTGAGGGATCCCCCAGTTTTCGAGATAGCCAATGTCCCCACCAGCATCATTAAACCGGCGGCGCAGCAGCTCTGTAACTTCTCTCCACGCCTTAGCACCGTTTCTTGCTTTAGCATTGCCAGTATTTTGCCCCCGCATTTCATATACCAGGTCACGTACGCCCGCTTCATCTTCAAACAGACCAAAAAAGCGAGGATCAACTGCTTCGAATGCCTCCTGCAATTGACTCAATGCATAATCACGGGTGGCTTTTGTTCTGGATTCAACAGAGAGGAAATTAGATTTACCGTCTGCATTAAAAGCTATAGTACGGTTAAGAGCGCCAAGTTTCCCATCAGCCCCTTGATAGCTATTGATAAATTTATCCAATCTCTGACGCGCGGCTATAGTGAGAGCCACACGACGTTTCTTTAATGCCGCTTCTCGCTGTAATTCTTCAGATGCCAATTGTGCTGCTCGATATAGCCGCTCTGATTCGGAAAGTTGTCGCCACGACATAGGGTCATCACGAGCAATGGAGCGCATATTTCGATAAATGCGGTCTTCAATGTTCTGTATTTCTCGCGCCGTTAACATGCGCTGCGCCGCCTGCTGAACCGCTTGTATACATTCCTGTCTCATTTAATTTAACCTCTCAAGAAACACGCCACAGCGACATCAAACAGGCTGGAATCCTGTATTGCCTGCTCACTTTCCCTGTTCGCTTCATCCAGTGCTTCACGCGCACTGCGCGATTGTGGATTACCATCATCATCCAGCACGGTGATTATCATGTCAGGTGATTCAAGCAGCGAGTCTTCAGCTATGCGCAAATCAATATCTCCTGCCTGATCTGACATCATTTTTTGTTCTGCCTGTTGCAATATTTTATCAGGCTCAAAAGGAGCTACTTCGTCTGGCGTCCTGACCTCTGCTGTTTTATAGAATGAAACAGCCTGAGCATTAAGTTCACTTTCTGCCTGCTGTCTCCGAGCCAGTTCTGCTCGAGCTTCAAAAAACTGACCGCCAGGCTCATGCGGTGCCAACGCGTTACGAGAAAATTCCAGGCGTTCTTGTGCCTGCCGGATTCGTTGGTCAATATCGCGAAGTCTGGCCTGTTTATCTGATCGAGCACGAGATAAAGCCTTACCGCTACCGGCTGGATCTTCTGCAAGAATTTGTGCGCGCTGTTCAGTGAGATTTTCAATAATTCGTTGGCTATTAGCGATTTCAGACTGGTAAACCTGTCTATCGCCACGCGGCAAAAGCTGCGCGGCCTGTTCTTCAAGCAACCGATTTTCTATAGCGCGCGCCGTTACTCCATCATCTACAGATGACAGAGCCTCATTAACTGCCTGAGACAGCAGACTCTTGCGTCCAGGAATTTCACTGAAAGATGCAGACTCAACAATGCTGGCAACGTCTACAGGTCTCCCCTGGCTAACATCAGACATGGCTTTTCGCAGAGCCTGAATGTGCGAATTACGCGAAAGCACGTTGATCGGCACGCCGGGAGCAATATCAATTTCAGCATGATGAGCGGCATTCGCCGCCAGTGCAGCATCGATATCAACTGGTGAAAAATTTGGTGCGCTTGTAGACTCGCCGCGAGAGTTAATAAATCTGCCGACACCACCAAACGCCACCCCAAGAACAGCATCAATAGCAATTGCCTGTCGATCCAACACATCATACTGGTTAGCCATTTCGCTATAGCCACCATCACGAAGCGTTTTTGCAGTAAGCCCACGCTGTGCCATACCGAACGCAATATTTGTACCTGCGGCATAGGCAATATCTGGCGTTGCACGTACTGCTGTTGCTGCGGCGCGTCGCACTGAACTTTCACCCGTCCGCGCAAGCTGAGCCGCCACACCTTCCGCCAGCGCACCACCAGCACGTAACCCGAGGCTCATAGGGATCAGTGTTCCGGCACCAGCAGTAATACCCTGCACTAATCCCGCTTCCTGCGCCGTCCTGAAATCAACACCCTGTGCTGTAAGCCGTTCAAACTCAGAAAAACCCTGTAGAGAAGTTACCGCCGCAGCACCTCCGACCGGACCACCGAGCGTTGTACCGACAACAGCCTGCCCGCCCATATCGAACAACCCATAAAGGACCTGCCCGGCGGTTCCGGTTGTCGCGGCATCAGGCGTCAGCCGCTTAACCTGCTGCTCTGCTAGTTTTCTCTGCTCAGCAATGTATGAAACTGAAGTGTCATTGATCGAGGTGTTTTCGTTAACAAACTGAGCAATCGGGGATACGATTTTATCCATCCCTGCCCATAGCAACTGATCTGGCTTTGCCACCAGCCCGGAGTACAAACCAGACAATGCCGCTCCTACAGCATTGTCGAAAAAACCAACATCGCTGTTAAAGCCAGCTGGATTTGATGCTGCTTCGTCAAGCTGCTGATTCTGGTTTACTGGATTAAGGCCAAAGTAACTCATTGCGGAATATCTCCGGAGAATCTCTGACGCTTCTGTGTCAGATTAAGAACAACGGGAGAACCATCATCTTTCAGCAGATAACCAGTACCAAGTTTCACCAGGTACTGACTATCGCCGTAACTTTGCAAACCATACTGACCAGGCGGTGTTTTTATCCCGGAGCCGACAACTTGTTCATTCCAAGCCTGATTAACCTGCTTATCGAATTGCTCTGCAGACATTCCCCACGGCAAAAGGACATTCCCCATTCCGTTATAGTCATGCACGCCACCTGTAGCTACGTTAACAGCCTGTTTCCAGACATCATTGTCAATTTCGCCTGATACCACGCCTTTTTTCGCCATCACACCAGCGTAATAATCCTTTGCGATCTCGTATGCCATTGATGCGCCCTGAGCGTCACCAGCAAATGCATCCTTCACCATGTCAGAAAACTCAAGGCGAAGATCAGCATCTTTAGGCATCGGAATACCTTTCGCATCATCAGTACCTTTACGAGCCGCCGCGCCAGCAAGAATTGTCTGCGCAGCGGTTTCAGGAGACACGGAAACATCCGGATTAAACCAGTTTTTTTCTGCCAAAATACCACCAGGCTTATCCATCAGTATCCCGGCAACGGCAGCAGATGGAGCGTTGGCACTGATCTGCTGTAGTGCTGACATATACACCTGCCCACCACCAGTGCTCTGCCTGATGGTATCGAGATATGCTGCCTGTTGGGAAACTGGAGCATCACGAAAGAAAACACCGATCTGATTGGCCTCGTCTTTGGAAAAGAACGTCAGTGGAGTGCCATATGACTTAGCAAGGTCACTGACCTGAGCGGCACGCAAGGCAACGCTCTGTCCAAAGTTATCCTTATTGCTCATGTCGATAGGCTTTGCCTGTCCGGAGGAAAGAGAGAACTGCACAGGATCCGACTGCCGCTGCTTTATCACCTGATTTGCAGCCGAAACAACGTTGTCATAAAGAGCTGCGCGTGCCGCATACCCCTCCCCTGTATCACCAGTATCCGGGCGTAATTGCTCAACATATGCTGTAATGCTGCTTGTCGGCATGTTGCGGAAAGAGCCTATATACTGTCCAGCGATCTGCGTATTCTTAAACTCGGTATATCGCAGGTTTCCTTCTCTGACTCCATAAGCTGCAATAAAATCATCCTCACCAGGTGGGTTAGGAAATTCAATGCCACGCATATACGCAGCCGTCGCATCGCGAACCCGGCTGTCGAGCATCGTTTTATATTCAGCCTGCTGTTGTCGACGCAGTTGACCCGCCTGTCGCATAAAACTTGCCTGCGCCTCAGGAGATGCCGCATCGAATGCTGCATTACCGGTATAGCGTTTGGTGTTGGTTGGAATTATTGATAAACCAAGTGCTGCACTGACACCAGCAGTTAACTGCTGATCACTGTATGGCTGGCTACCGTTCTCATGATGGATAATGGCTGCACAAAGCGCCTTCAGGGTATCAGGATTTGATGCATCGAGAGGCTCATCAGCAGAAACGCCAAGTTGTTCGCACACTGCTTTGATATACGACATAGTGTCATTTTTATCAGCAGGCGGCGCCCAGCGATTAATTATCTCGCTGACGGTATCAATACCCTGCCTCTGATACGACATCAGGTTCCGCCCTAATGCACGAATCCCGTGTTCAGGTGTTTCGAATTTAGCAAATCGACCATCATCACCGGTCTGGCCTACCCACGGATTAGTTTTGCTGTATTCGAGATTTCCTGGGTTATTGTTGCGTATGCCACGGGCACGCTCGGAAGAGTCACTATCTGCTACAGCACGGCGAGCTCCAGCAGCAGTATCACTTAACTCGCCATTACTTTGGATGAATGCGGTCGCATTGTTTGCCGACCACTGGGACAATGCAGCATCAGCAACCTTCTCTTTAAACTCGATTTTCTTGGCCTGGATTTGCTCGTTGCTCCAGCCATGTGCAACACCGTACTCCTCAATTTGCTGGAAAGTTTGCTTGTTAGCCAATACGTATGCGGCGTTGTCGCCATACAATGCTGCGGCATTTTTACCATTGTTCAGCAGTGTCGCCTGAAACTGGCCTTCTTCGTAGGCATTAATTTGCCCTATCTCGTGTCGCCCGGCCTGCGTAGTGAACTGAATGCGCTGCTGCTGCGCCTGCTGCATGAAAGCATTACGAGCCTGTTCATCCGGCAGAGACATAGCCAGTTGTTCGACCTGAGCATCAAACTGCTGCGTATACTCATGGCCTTTTCCAATAGCATTTTTCCCTTTCAGGTTAAGCAATCCTGTTTCAGGATTATTCAGCAGATCGCTGCTTATCTGACTGAGGTTAAGAGATGCCTCCTGAGCCAGAGCGATATTGGCACGCTGTTTTGCCTGCCCCAAAACATCAATTGCCTCTGTCCCTGCCCGAACAAAAGCATCACCAATACCTTGCTGAGAAAACGTCTGCAAGCCTGCTGACTGAACTCCACGACTCTCAACCTGACGTCCGGATACTGTTGGTACGACTGGCATTATAATCCTCCGGGTAATCTGGTTCCTGCTGCTGCCCCGATTGGCGCAGGAGTGCTTTGAGTAAACGGACTCCACGTCCCACCAAACATCTGGTACGCACCGTATGCCTTCAGAGGTGCAGTGAGCAATGTTGTTGCTGCTCCCACATTCCCCTGTTTACGGGCTGAACTGGCTTCTGCTTTATAGTTGGCAGCCTGAACCTGATAACCGTAAGCCTCGCGTTGCGCGTTATTCACCGTCGTCAGCGAATCAAGAGCGCCAAACTGGGCAGTGTCGCCAAATATATCCAGCGCGTTACCTGTAGATAAATCAGCGCCGGTAGCCCCCATTGTCGCCGCCTGTGTACCAAGCCGCTGTCGGGTCTCTCTGCGCCGTTGCTCAGCTTCAGCGTTACCTCTGTTTATTGCATCATTTGCCTGAGCTGTGGCTATATCTGCGTTCGCTTCTGCAACCTTCGAGGCATACTTTCCCTGTTGGTACTGGGTGTATGCCTGAATGCCACTCATGGCGAGCATTGCGCCACCAGCAATAACCGGATCGCACATTATTTTCTCTCCATGTGAAATCTGTGGAAATTAAGACCAAGAGCACCATAAGGCGCGGCTTCTTCAAGCCTGAATCCAAGCCAGTGCAGCCATGCTTTGGCAACATGGTTTCGCTCGTCGACATAGTTTTCCAGGCGCGGATAAACTGCCAGCATCTGCTGCAATACAGGGCGGCAGTGGCGCAGAAATGTCTTCTGATATTTTTCAATACGGCTGGTTCCGACCAGCCAGGGCGTACCATTGCCACCGATCATTGACGCCGGAGATACACCAAACATGGTTACCAGTTCTCCGTTCGCGAACCCTGACCAGGCCATAGTCGCAGTACGCAGGCCAACACGCAGTGCATCTTCGGTAGTCATCAGCGATACCGCATACAGTTCGTCAATATCAGCCTGACGAACATCCGGCAAAATCATCTGAAGATGCTCTTCGGTAGCGGGAATAATTTGAACGTCAATCATCAGAATCCCCCAACAGTAAGGCGAGGAATAACGGCAAGAACAGACAGCGGCAACGGGTCAAGCTGACGGATTTTTACACGTCCGTTTTTGCCCCAGTTACTGTCCAGTTTCACTTCTACTTTTCCGGTAGCATCATCAACAGGATCATCGTAGAACTCGAATTCACGCTGTGGATATTCGTACCATTTACCGCCGGGCGTAGTCGCCCAGATGCCGCGACTGGCATTCACAACCAGAGTAACGGAGGGGATCACCTGTTTTTTGTCCAGCAGCGTTTCCTGTCCGTTAATGTTGATATCCAGTGTTTCGAATTCAGCAGTTATTGGCAGGCCGATGTGCACTACAGCCCCCGTAGATTCCAGCGTGACGGCACCTCCGGAAACCACTTTCTGTGGTTCCACGTTCGCATCAGAGAGAATGTTTACGGTCTGACCTTCAAGATGAGACAAGCCGCCAAATGCCCGGCGCGCCATCTGCCAGTTCGTGGTGGCCACATTCCTGAGGGATGGCGGGACGTTCCTGTTAGGACGAACCACTACAGCGGTATTGCTGGTTACAGAAATAATGTCGCAACGTAATTCTTTTGACACTTCATCGCCAGTATCAGGATCCGTTCCGGTATAAGGGAACTGTAGTTGCGCGCCGACATCACTACTGGTGAAGTACGCACCACCAGAAACACTGATTGTATATTCCGCGCGGTAATCCCATTCGCCAGAACCACCAGTGATGATCATCGTTCTGTCAGACGTATTTCTTCCATCATAGCTAAGGCCAGAATCAACAAAGAAAGCATCTTCATCGCTGGTAAATAAACGGCTGGACAGTCGCTCGATGTATCTCACTGTTTGCCCGTTAACGGTTCGGTTAACGACGAAATACACCGCATCTTCATTGCCTTCGCTGATACTGCATGTGCTTTCATATTTTCCGGTACTGGATTGTGGTGCCCATGCAAAAACCTGCTGATCACGCAAATAGGTCATCACCAGTAATTTACCGTCATCACGAATGCAGAAGGCACTGGAGTAAGGGACAATCGAGAAGCACCAGTCAACAATGCTGTGCTTCTGAAAAAGATGATTGGCAAGGATGGTCAGGTCGTTCCCCTGATAGCCGTCAACATCGAATGAGTAGGCCAGATCACGGACAACGCTGCCTTTCTCCTGGACGAACAGAGCAATATTCGCCACGGCAATTGGCGGGACGTTGCTTGAGCCATTTGATCCCTGAGAGCTGAATGCAAATGATGATGGGGTTAACACTTTGTTCTGGTCGCCGGTGATGACGTACTCACCTCCGGAAGTCAGCGCCACCAGAGAACCAACATCAATCAGGTGGCGGATCTCATTAACCTGACGTCCGGCATAGGTGTAGATAATTCTGTCGTCATCCTGCGTAGGATTGCTTTTGCCAAAATCCTTATAATCCCCGGTACGGCTGGCCCAGATAGTCTGAGGAAACGCAGTCGATGCGGCGAAGTAAAGACGTTGTTGATAATAAACAACAGTGCCAGGATAACCATTAACACTGTTCCAGGCATATTTAGCCCATTTATAGCTGGCATTATCCTCGCCCACGACCTGCGAAGGGATATAGGAAATCACCTCGGCAGTTGCAGTAGTTCCATTTGCAGCAGTGATACGGGCAATGCCAAAACCACTGTGCAGATATTCCCACTCAATGCCAGTATCATCATCACCGGATCCGCCCCAGCCATCCCATGATGTGCCTTCTGTATGCGAAGGGCGCAAAGTACCTGTTTTGCCTGCTGTAACGGCGCGATAGTAGTTACTGTCTGCACGGCGAATATCGCCAATCGACGTACTCTTACTGGTTTCCCATACCGGCACAGAATCCACTGCAGGCTGTTCCAGATAGAACAATTTGCCTACCTGCTCCGCGCCAAAAATAGAGGCGCTTGCCGTTAGCGTAATTGTCCCGGTGCTGGCGCTGGCATAAACCGTCACTGACTCGTCAATATTGATATCTTCAAATGGCCCGTTCTTCGTTACCACATCAACCAGTTGCCAGTTGTCATGCGCATAGCGGCGCAACTCTTTCGGCGGGTATGCCGGATGAACCAGCGTAAGCACGTCTGCGCTTTGCGTGAATTTAATTCGGAACAGATCGGCTTCAGTATATGGCGTGGAAATTTCATAAATAACATTGCTGCTGTTCAGCACCAACGCACCATCTTTGATAACGCGCATGTACTGGTGTCCGAACTCCAGAGCATAAGTCTGAACCGTCGAGAACTGGAACGGGATCAGGCGGCATTTCCGATTTGGGTATTTGGCGGCACCGACAAAACGCGTACCAGGTCGATTCTCAACTCCGCCATACTGCCGCACGATAAAGTTATCGCACTTGCGCAATGCCACCTGGTACTTCGCCATGTCAATACGACCGTACAACGACGGTCCAATCTCACCACCGGCAAAGCTGGGCTGGATCCAACTGATAGCCATCAGGACAACCTCGCAATGGTAAACTCGTCAACCGGTGGCAGTGGTTCCTGTGATTCATTCTGGCTATGCGAGCCAGCACTAAGAATCACGCGATTGTACATATTGAGGGCAAACGTACCGAGGTCTGCATTCCCAGTCAGCGCCATGTTAATAGCTGCCGCAAGACGCCAGGCCAACGCCTCCATAAAAATGGCATCAAACATGTTCACATCTGAAACGCGAGAGACATACTTGAGCCATGCCTGCGGCTGGTCTGTGTAGATCAACTTTCCTGTTCCGTTGGTGTCTGCACCAACTTCGTACTGAACGCGCATTGCTGCTGTTGGATTGCGTACACCAGGAAGCATAATTTCAGTAATGCGCAGACAATCGGACGGGTACTGATACGCATATTCCCAGTCAGGCGGTGGATTGCTCGTATCTGCAAGCGCCACGCGTTTTGTAGCAAAGTTCCAGTCAAAATCAGAAAGCACAGCATCACGACAGGCCTCAAAATGCAGCGAACATTCCCCCGCTTCCTTGCTGGCTTCCGTCAGGCTGTTAATGCTGCGGCTGTTGCCAATATTGGACAGCGCACGATTACAGATCTCTACTACAGAGGCCATCACTCACCCCCGTTACCGTAGAGTGTTTCAGCCGCTGATTTTTCTACATCACCGGAAACAGGAGCGATCGCCATATCAGTGATCTGCAGATCGGCGCTGCGATTAACACCATCGTCAGTTTCTCTGGCAGACAGGCCTCGAATAACAGCCTTTGCAGTTATCATCACTTCTGTTCCGACGCCATGAGGTTGCGCCTTCAGCTTATTCAATGTGTCGTTATTCAGCGTGATGCACAGCCCCCACGGGTATTCATCGCGAGTTCTGGTTTCTCCGCTCTCATCCTGGTAGCTGTCAGTGCCGGTTTTGAGGTTTACGAGTTCCATATACACTCCTGCAATAAAGGGGCCGAAGCCCCTTGTCTCATCCGCGAGGCTTACACGCCCAGTTCTTTACGCTTATCTGCGATCTTCTCGCGGAGCGTTTCTGCTTTGGCGTTATGGTGTGGCTTCTCGTTAAAGAGCAATTCGTACTCTTCACGGAGCTTATCCAGTTCACCATCATCTGACACATCGTTGATGATTTTGGTGCTGGTTGCTGCCATAGACACCTTTCCTGCTACCTTTGCTTTTGCCTGTCTGGCTGCATCGTTAACAGGTTCCAGTGCGCTACCAGGCTCACCTTCGTATTCGATTTCTGCCCCCTCCGGCCACAGAGTGTTATGGATATGAGAGAGGCGCAGAACGCGGTATCTTGGTTTCTCACCTGACATCAATATCACCTTAACCAGTTACTTTTGAGCGGATCGGATACGGCGTATTGGCATCAACATCAAGATTGATACCCGCAGTGAATTTGCCGGCCGTTAGTGGGCCAGTTGCGACGGAGTAGTTAACACGCAGATATCGCTGAACACCGGCAGGCACCTTTGCAGAAACAACTCGTTTACCTGCTGTCAGGGTAGCCTTTGCCAGTGCGCCACTATCATAAATAGTGGACCATGAGCTGTTATTCTCACTCGTCTGCAACTGGATGTTTACAGTTGCCTCACCACTTGCCGTGGCGGCTTCGTTAACCAGCACCCAAAACTCAAGCGGATAACCCACGCCGATATCGCGACGGTTTCCATCAATTGGACCGAGATCGATTACGTCAGTAGAAGCCGCGGTATTCGTAACCGCCTGAGCTTCGGAGAACATCAACAGTTTGTCGGTGATCATCTTCTTTCTCCATTAGTGGGTCTGTTACGACCCACAGGTTAATAACAGGCGTTACACCACGCGGGCTTCTGTTTCCAGAAGCGCATCAGTTTCACGGATTGGTACACCACGGAATGAAGTCCACCACTCGCCTTCTGTCTCTTTTACGCTGATCGCCAGAGATGTTTTCTCCAGAGATTGCAGATCAAGAGCCTGGCCTACAGTGCGGTTCATGTAGAACACCGGGCGACCCATGCCACGATTTGGAATGCGATGCAGTGCTTTAACCATCAACTTCGCAATATTTGCGGCAGAGGAAGGTTCTGAAAGATTGCTGACATCGATGTTTGCAATGCGAACAACATAACGCCAGTCACGCAGAGCAAGTCCGTTGTCCCATTTGTAATGGGTACGGTAGCCTTCGTACTTGCCGCCATTAGCATCTTCCAGTGTCACCTGGCCTTTATCTTCCATCTGAATGCCAGCCTTCTGCCCTTTCGGGAAGATGCCATGCACTGTGTTTTCGCCCCACACCACTAACCAGATTGAAGTGTTATCTGTACCCGTGCCACCAGCATCAATGATGTTCTGAGCATTACCCGCAGACAGGCTGGAATAGCGGGAGGACAGTCCCATAAACTGCTGAGGGTTAACGCTGGAATCACCGTAAAACAGCGTCTGCGCCATCGCCTGATTCATCGCTTCAATAAATGCTCGGTCTTCAGACAGGCGGAATTCGGCAGTATTACCGTTCAGATCAGCCAGAGACTTATCGACTTCAGCATAGGTTTCCAGCATGCCAATGGAATCAGTGACCTGCACCGTTGTTGATTTGCTCGGTTGTACGCCATAGTTCAGCAAACGCCAGGTAGCGGAAGGCAAACCAGAACGAATGGTGGTTCGGTGTCCGGTAGGAAGGTTTCCTTCAACAAAAGGCATATCCTGAAGGATTGGGTTGGTTTGACTGAGAAGCTCGATAATCTTATCGACTTTCCCGTTTGGATCGACGCGCTTACCCCAGTCAGCCAGCGTTAGCGCAGTTAAGCCTTTAACAGCCATTGTCATTTCCTCTCTTATTTGCCATAGAGCACTTCGGCCGCACTACGCTGGCCTTCATTACCACCGGTGACCATGCCATCTTCAGACATCGCCTTTCCGATTTTCACGAACGTTTTGACCAGATCAGGGTGATTACCCAGCCCGGTGGTGTTCAGATATTCTTTGAGTTCAGGTGTCCCGAACTGGTCGAGCGCACGCTGTGCGGCGCTAAGGTTAGAAATCAACTTGTCGCCACCGATTTCTTTGTCAGCTTTTACATCCGCAGCCCACTGCTCGGTTGTTTTCTGCCAGGCTTCTGCCTGGCGCTGCTGAACACCTGCCAGAATCTTCGGATAAGCATCAACCAGCTTTTGCGCTTGCTCGTTGGTCAGGTTAAGTTCTCGCGCCACCGGCTCGAATTCCTTCAACGCTTCTGTATCCAGCTCTACGCCTTCGGCAGCCTGAAACTCGTACTTCTCCGGCGCACCATCCGGTTTATCGCCGTCCTTTTTTTCACCCTGCTTATCGCTTTCAGGCTTTTTGTCATCAGCAGGTTTATCGCCATCAGCAACAGGTTGCGGCTTATCACCTTCTTGTTGTGATGGATCACCAACTGGAGCAGGGTTATCACCTGCAGGCGCTGACGGTTCTGACGCAGCCGGAGCTGCTCCACCATCGACTGGTTGCTCATTGCAAAGACGGCGATACAGCAAACGCTCAAATAAATTCATGATCACTCCTGTTCACTGGCCTCTTTGGCCATCTTCAAATACTGTTCAGGGCAATGCGCCATAACGCGCTGAAACAGTTCCAGCGCCAGATTGCGTTGCCCCTCATTAAATGCCATTGCCATAGCGTCCATCGGTGAGATAGCGGAAAACACACGGCCTTTCTCCAGCACCGACCAGACAACGCGACGCCCCTGTTCACTGCTCATGACAAAGCGAATGTCATCAATTTCACGCTGTGCCATGTCACGTTGCTTACGGGCGTTTTCTTCTTTCAGTTGATCATCTTCGTAATCTGTCATTGTGATTGCCCACCCTGACCACTAACTGCATTCGCCATAGCTGACAAAACACTCGGATCCGAAGTTTTAGCTTCGCTTAGCGTCTTGGCACCCTGTGCCGCCGCCATCCCCATCGCCATCATTTGTTGCTGCTGTTGTTGCTGTGCCCGTTGCTGGCGAGCCTGCTCAACCTGTTCCTGCGGAACAATGACGGTTGGAGACACTCCGGACATATCAGCGAATGCATCGATCGCCTGATCAACGTTGAGTTTGTCGAGAGCTTCTGGTTTCGCTTGCGCAAGTTGACCAATGAAGTTAACCGTGGACGCCAGACTGGACAGGCCGATAGACTTCTGCGCCTGAGCCATGACGGAAATGTATTCGACCTTCAGGGGCATGCCTTCCATCGCGTCAGGCGGTGGCGGCAGCATGTTTTTGCGCACCATCATCGAGAAAGCGCGGTCAATGAGAGGATTAAGACATTCGTCGTTCAGACGCTCCAGAACCGGCCCCAACATCAGAAGTTTTTCTTCTTTCATTTCGATCACCGCTTCAACAGGCATCGAGCGGGTATTGATGTTCTGCAACATCATGAACAGATCGACAAAGTAGGCGCTGTTAATGATTTGACGAGTGTCCTGAATGTCTGCCACCAAATCTGCTGTACTGGGGTTAACCAGATAAGCAGGCCTGAAGCCATCCTGACCAGTAATCTGATCGATATACGTGATGTCGCCAGGAAGAAGGGAGGCGCGCTGATTCTTGAGGGAAGTCGGAGCAACCATCGGCGGATTGGTGGCTTTATCAATCAACTGCGACTTACGCTTCTGGAGAAGCTGCAATGCCTTAACAGGTCCAAGCGCCAGCATACCCGGGCATGATGATCCATAAACATCTTCGCCGTTAACTTCCCAGCGCGGAGCCATAATTGGAAACTCATCGAATCCGGACTCACGCAACAACTTGTCGTTATCGCCGCCAACCTCGTAATAAACCGATTTGAATGGCTTGTTCTTGCTATCCAGCTTCGATGTATCGCGGTCAATGTTCGGGTAAACCGAATGCATCACTTCGATCCACTTCTCGTAGGTGCCGCTTTCCCACATGCTTTTTACGGATTCGCTGACGTTATTTAGCCCGAACTCCTGAACAAGCTGACGAACAGTCATAGAGAACTTGCGAAAACAGGTGTCAACACTGCCACGAGGTGAGTTAGCCAGGTAGTAACTGCCTATCGGGAATGGCATTGTGCGAATGATGTCCTCGTCATCCTCCAGCACTGCCATTGCACCAGTGCTGTATGTGCCGAGGCTTCCGTATAACTGCGGAAGAGACTGGTAGAGATTCGACTTATTGAACATATCGTTCATGCGGTTCTGAACTGCCTCAAGCCACAACTTAACAGGGCCATAATCCATCATTTCAGGATCTGGCGTAGCCAGGCGAAACCACGGACGCGCGGGGCTTGTGATGCCTGACATCATGCCGCTGGCGAGAGTGCGCGCCGCCATAGTCCCGGTCGAATCAATAATGCGTGTATTGCGCCGATCGTTACGGTTGGCCTCAGAAGTCAGAAAGCGGGAACCACGCGGGTTGATGTAATCACTCAACTCGCGCCAGTGCGGCTCGAACGACTGACGCTCGCTTTCAAGTTGTGCGAACTGTTTGTTCAATCGCTCTTTAGTTGTTTCCGCCATTTCAATGACTCCGGTTACTGACCAAGCAGCGTTTTACCGCTGGTATTAGCGGTTGATGTGTCGCCCTGAGAACCGGTAAGCAGCGTAGAACTACGACCAGCAGCAGCGCGACGGCGACGTGTTTCTTCGTCGCGGGCATCAACAACGGCGGCATCCTGCTCCTGTGGTGCTGCCTGAACTTCTGGTGTTGCAGGCACTGATGGTGAGCTACCCATGCACATATCAATGACTCCGTACGCAATTAAATTATTACCAATTTAACCACATATGATTTATTTATCGTAGAAGGTTGACATTTAACGCGTGAATTATTACCTTTCGGGTAACCAAAGAGCTCATTCCGGTTACTAACCTGACTGGCTTGTCGTTAAATTAAACAGGTGGAGTGAGCTTTTATTTTGAGCAGTACGGCGTATGGCACATGCGCCGATAGCGGTCTGGATACGTTTAAGGGGCACCCTCCCTTGCTCGGGCAAACGAACCAGGTAGCCGGAATGTGCAAGTCGAGCGGTTTTATTCCGCGCACGGGGATTCACCATCCCGGCGATTCGGTGTGACGCCTCGGAAGAGACGAGGGTACAACGATGAGAGCATTTATGGAGCCGCGACAAAGTGTGGCGCCTTAACAGGCTAAGTGCTCTCAGCGTTGTGGCATTAGCTCAGTTGGACAGAGCAACCGCCTTCTAAGCGGTTGGTCGCAGGTTCGAATCCTGCATGCCACGCCAGAATCACGCCTAAGGACCGTGATGCCAGAAGTTCCAGGTGCTTGGCGGTGATGGTTTCCCTTGAAGGACTATCACCGCCCTTTTTACAGCAGGACGCCATTGCGATGACTTCATGCTGTAAACCCGTACAGCCACGGAAGGCATAACTCATTGCTTCCAGTTCGCCCGGTTCGCCGGGCATTTTTTTGCTTGATGACCGCAAATTACCTTAAAGGTATAATCATGAAAAACTTCAAGGTAATTAGCATGTTTGAATCGTTTAAAGAGCTGTTTTTATCTACTGCCAATACTGCCGTGAATCGAGCCAAAAACCCTGTGCTTGGTGCTTTTGTTATGTCCTGGTGCGCCTTCAACTGGAAATCAATTCTTTATCTATTTTTTAGCAAATCAAACATAATAGATAAAATTTCATATATCTCAGATAACAGCACATGGAAAACTGTTATGTTTTATCCATGCTTATCTGTAATTGCTATCTGCTGCCTATTACCATGGGTAAACAATATCATTAACGTATGGCAAGCAAAGCCTCTTGATAATAATGACTCAATCGAAAATCACCTGAAGGCAAGAAAAATCCAGCGTGAAACCAGACTGCAGAGGTTATTGGCTAAAAAAGATGTTACATACGACAAAGTTAAGACTGGCGCGGAAAAAGACATCCAAGAGATGAAAGAAGAGATTATTCGATCAAAGAATAGTATGGGGGAATTGACTGCTGAGTTGAAAGCTAAAGATGACGAATTGAGATCCGCCAGTGCTCAGTTAGCAGCTCTAAATCATTCATTAAAAGAGATATCGGAAACTCTTGGAAGAATGAATGAGGCATATAAGACCCTCCAAAATGATTTCGACGAATACAAACTCAAATACCCTGAAAAATCTCAAATAAAAAGTCTTGCACTTGGCAACGGCCAAACAATTAGCAACTTTTTGGAGCAACACAACTTATCCGGATTAAAATCTGGTAAGCCAGACGTTTTTAATAACTTTGGTGTTCTATCTGGATTATCAGGTTTCGAGGATAAAAATAAAGACTAAGCATATGGATCGTACTCGGTAAGCGCCTTGCCTTGCTGGTTCTGCTGCCCGGGAAGTCGCAGGCGCTTCGACACCGGGAAAGCAAACGTCAGCAGCAGCGCATCGCCTTTACCCGGCGAACGCCCAAGTCGCTCTTTGATATCTTCCTTCGGTTCGATAACGATTTTACCGTCCACTCGAACTTTGTACTCTGCCGCCGACAGGTCGTCTGCAGTTTCCTGGTCATCCAGCATGCCGCCCAGCCTCAGCCATGTCTTACATGAGTTGAACATCTCCCCACGCTTGTTGAGCATCTGCGGGTCAGTAGACGCGCCACCGAACGGAACAAGTTGCCATGTACGACCCCAGCCGTCACCGATTGACTTCAGACCAGTTCCGTAACCGAAGTCGATGAACACTGCGTCAGCCTGGTACTGGTCTTCAAAGTCAGCGATACGCTTCGCCATAATCAGATCGTCAGTGGTCTTGTTGCCAGTCCACAGCACCTTACTGTGCAGCCCCTGCCGCAGGTATATCACAGCGTCATCAACGCCTGAGTATGCCGGGTCAACGCCGATTATCACCGGAGCATGTGCAACCTGCGCAGCGGTGACCACCCGTTTCATTGCCTCGTCAGTAAGTCCGGTAGGGATAAACTGCAATTCAGATGCATCCGGGAATATGCCGCGCACACGGATTTTAACGAAGTCGCTGTCTTCCCCGTAGTCATCAACCCATTTCTGCAACTGCTGTTTGTTGGTGCCTTCCACCGTCCGGCTGTCAATCTGCGCAGTTTTCCAGCGGTGTTTATATTTGCGGAAACATTCGCGGAAACGTCCGGTATTACGCGTCGGGTTTCCGAACGCCACCCAGATAATCTCAGTGTCTTCGTCCGTTAGCGCACCCTCGGCAACTTCCCACACCAGATCCGCAATGTTCGACGCTTCATCGAATACCACGATGATGCGTTTGCGCTCGTTGTGTAGTCCGGCGAATGCCTCAGTGTTGTGCTCAGACCAGGGTATTGCGTCAGCTCGCCACCGCTTGTCGTGTCCAGGATCATTGCTGTACATCGCGGTAGCGGTACAGGTAAACCAGTCTTTCGTGATAGCAAGGTTCGACCACTTGATAATTTCCGGCCAGGTCTTCGTTCGTAGCTGGTTGTCGGTGTTGGCGGTCACCACAACCTTACAATCCTCGCAAGTGGACATGCCCCAGTTGATCAGCATTGAGATGAATGCGGATTTACCAATACCGTGACCCGAAGCGCGTGCCAGCATAAGCGGCTGATAGCGCGTCTCTGGATTCTGCAGGTGATCACGTATCTCTCGGAACGCATCAGCCTGCCACTGACGTGGACCGGTGGCATGTGCCAGTTCAGTCCCATCTTCCCCCCACGGGAACGCATAGAGGGCATAGCCAAGCGGATCGTGAGTGAACCCTGCAATATCCTCGATTAACTGCTCTTCAGGAGATAACGCTGTATCTGTCACTGATTACCATCCTGACGTTCTTTGAGTCGCTTCCTGGCTGCTGCTATGCGATCAGCAATTGTCACATTCACATTAACATCCAGACGTTCTTTGAATGCGTTGACATCAACATGCTTACCAATCAGCTCAAGGTTCTTCACCTTGTCAGGCCATTTAATTTTTTTGAGGATTGTCTCTATTGAATCCTCGTTCATGTTCATGATGGTCGATGACAGATCAAAGCCACTAAGCGTAGTGCGCCAGATTTTCGGCCACTCACGGATTGGTTTAAGGCTCCCATCGTCGTTGAGGATGTCGATCACGTCCATCTGGTCGATCTCCACCAGGCGCATGAGAACGTAATCAGCACTGACACGCATTCGTTTGTTGCGCTCCTCCATCAACTCGGCAATCCGTTTCTGAATGCGTTCATCGCGCATCATGACACTGGCTTTAACTGCCGCTGTATTTGGGGAGAATCCTGCGTTAATCGCAGCCTGAGTCTGGTTTTCAGGCGTTTTGATGTATGACTGGCAATAAGCCTCCTGCATTGCTGTGAGCGGCTTAAATTGCGTTGATTTGCGTTTATAGGTTTTAGGTTCAGCAGGCATCATAACCACCGTGGTAATTGTTACCGTTGTGGTAATAATACCATGCAAAATAAAGCCGCCATAGTTGGCGGCAGTATTCAAAATCCATCAAATTCATCATGCATAATCTACTCGTGACATGTCACACTATTAATTTCGTTTCATGCCAGCCTTTAGTCACCCAGCATTGCGAGTCACCATTACACGGGCATGAATTAACTGGAACTCTCTCGCCGCACTTACCGCAACGTTTTCTGCTGATCGATTTTATACGCCCGCGCACACGTGCATCATCCTGGCGGATCAGCAGCGCGATGTACTCGGCCATTTCATAGGGATCGCGACCAGGGCGCCGGGCGGCGCAGTTCCGCGCCAGCATTTCCTGCTCCTGCTTATCCAGCACCAGTTCAATTTTGCGCTCACCGGCGGCGGACTGCCGAGCGCGCTGCGCGGCTTTGCGTTCTGCGGGGGATTTAGCCACGAATCGCACTCCACGCCAGATTGATTAATGACTCCCAGGTAATATAAACCCGGATACCAGCAGCCAGGCCGAAACCAATCACCATGGCATAAAGCAGAGCGTTGCACTTGTTCATCACTTCACCTCCTGCGGCGGTTCTGGTAGCGGCATCCAGTGGGTTACTCCATGCCATATACCAGTTAAGGTTTCAAACCTTGGCTCTCTGCCTTTCTGTGTCTTGGCATATCCATTCCTTGTATATACGCATTGTCTAACTGCATATCCATTCCATCCAATAACTGTTTGTCTAATTTCAGGCATTCGCTCACTACAGCTTATCCAACCATCCGGAGTTCCCGGAGTTGGTCCATCGAATTCGGGCATGTCAGGACCTTTTCTGATAGCTTTAGCCAGCTCCAGCGGGTCATCGTAAAGCCAGTCGCCAGTTTGTGGGTGATTTGCTTCTGCCAGTTGCGCCGCCCATTCAAGGCCGTCTTTGTGACCTTGCAGATAGCCCAGCGGCAACTCATCACGATTACTTACATGTTCGGCACCCCGAAGCATGGCGGCGCGGAGTTTCTGTATCTCCCGTGCCATTATTGCGTCCTGACGAGGAGTGAACATATCACCTGCAATAATTCTGTTTAGTTCCTCGTCAGTGAACTCATAATCATCAGGAACATTGTGAACCTCAGCATAAAGAGGCTTTTTGGTAGAAATGGTCATCGTAAAACACCCTCCGCACTTACCAGTCCGTTTCGCAAAAGATAATCCATCGCCCTATCTGGTAATTTGCAATCAGGTTTTGCTTTTTTCAGTTGGCTGACCAATTGTTTAACCAGCACTGTTAATTCGATAACCTGGTAGCGCGGCAATGGTGAATTATCGGATTTGCCCTGACTTTCTGCGCTGCATGAATGCCCTTCCAGCCATGCCAATGCTTGTCGCATGAAATACGCAATATGTTTGCCGTGGTAATCGTCTTCATCGATGTGAAAAGCGATACTGCGGATGTATTCTATTGCGTTTTCAATAGCCTCCGGCCTTATCGGCGCTGACATATTTTGATTTTGGAGTGCCAAGACGCGGCAGGCATACTCAACGCCCTTAACTGCATCTGCGCAGTAGTTATAGCGATTGCATTCCACTAATTTCCGTTTGAGTTTTTCAATTGCCTGCGCGACATCAGCCTGTATTACAGGAACTGGCGGAACGGCTGTTTGCTCTCGAACGTCATTAGTCGCTATCGGTTCTGCTGCCAACTGACTGGCATATTTGTTAATGGTAACGATAAGCTCTTGCTCAGCCTCATCCAGACAATCACCGATACCTCGCCTGTCACCGTCAAAATCATCGAAATCGGCACGAATCTTGGCAACCTTCAGGATTGCGGACAACACCTCACTAGGAATTACCGGATAGTTGGTTGACGTTTCCGCGATTTCCCGAAAATTATTGGTTGACGAATTCTTGTTTTCCCGAAAGTTTCCGGACTGAAGCATGGCGGCGCGGCAGGCGTTCCATCCAGCTGTTCGCCCAAGCGCGTAAACTTCAGATGGCTCAAGATAATCAATGTCATGCCCGTCCTCATCGTCGTTCTCAGGTAATGCAGCAGGTACTACCGGTACTGGCGGAGCGGCGTAGACTTCAATAATCCCATTATCAATAGGCCACTCTCCATCCTTGATGTAGTCACTTGTGCCGTCAACTTGCTGTTCAGCAATGTGGAATGCACCAACTGGCTCTGCCTCAAGCGAGGCCAGTGCAATTCGTGCCAGTTCCATTTGTTCGCCACGGGTAAGCCCGTTATCAAGCGGATTTTTAATGAATAATTCGATACGTTCTTTGGTAATAGTGGTCATTTGTTAATCCTCAAAACTTTATGCCCGGGCGCAAAAGCACGTGTTTTGTCTTTACTTATTCGCCACCCGTCTTTACGGGCCTCTTTTGCACAACCAGACCATGACGTACCGATATACTCACCGAAGTCTGGCACTGGATATACACCTTCCGTACACTGGCGGCAGTCACAATAGAGATGCATGGTGTAACTTGCAGCGATAGCCATATCACTCTCCTTTGATGCGAATGCCAGGGGCGCGTGGCACATTAACTTCCACGATGCGCACAGTTGGTTTGTACATCTCAATCGCAGTCAGCCAGTCAGCGCCAGTCATGCGCTTTTCTGCATCGCCATTAGTCCACTTAACCGGTACACCAATAGCCTTCATCGCGATTTCTATTTCCCCGGCAATGGCGCTTTTTCCGCAACCAGTAAAACCAGATACAACGACCAGAACTTCACCTTTGGCTGGTTTTATTTCCCGCTCCTCTAGTTCAGCAATGCGCTTACTCCCATCCGAGATAACACCTTCGTAATACTCACGCTGCTCGTTGAGTTTTGATTTTGTCTCCTCAAGCTCAACTCTCAGCTTCCCAACCGTAAGCGCAATATCCTCGTTCTCCTGATCGCGGCTTTTGATGTATTGCAGGTTTCTTTCCCGTTCATCCAGCAGTGCCAGCACGGTAGCTGGATTGGCTGCGGCGATGAATTCAGCATTGGCCTGCTGCTCCATTTGGAAATCTTCATAGAAACGGCTTTCTGGATGCGCTCCTTCAATTCTGCAAATGGGAATATATCCAGCAACTTCACGATGAATTAGTGCATCATCACCATCAAATCGGCCATCTCCATATTCGAGCGACCACTCGCCACACGTTGCTTTCTCTGCCGCCTCACGCAGTGCCTGATAGTCAATCTTGCTCACTGGATGACTCCTTTACGAAGCTGTTCAGCAATACTTACGCATATCTCTGCGCCTCTAATCAGCCCCGGAACGTTCTTGTTTGGCCCAACTTCACCATCAACAAAATCAATCATCGCGTTACGAGCCATATCCACGCCCTGCGCCCGCACTTCAGCCAGGAAAGCGTCGGTGGCTGGGGTTTCCGTGAAGTTGTCCTCCCAACCGTAGTACTCCTGACGACAGAAGTTATTAAATTCCTTCTCCGACTGTTTAAGCCCCGCATTCTCCGCCGCCAGCGCATTAGCACGCACCAGTTGCACTTCCAGTTGCGTTGCCAAATCGCTGATCAGCTTTGCCACACTGCGCATATCAACGGCACCACATTCTGCTTTCAGTTCCGAAGCCATCTCATGCCCGGCGGCAACTAACCCTTTGATATTACTTTCCATCTTTACCCTCGCTTATCCACATAACTTATTGATTACATTGATAACTAAAAAGATCGTCGATTCAGAACTTTTCGATGTTCCAGCCACCACCTGCTTTCTTTGGTTTAACCGTTACCCCGATGATTCGGAACGGATACTGATCTGCGGCGACTTTGGTTTTCACCCTGGCGTCGTCGGTCCAGAAACCTTTCACTTCGTGCAGTTCCATCTCGCCGGTGGCGAGCATCACAGCAAAATCGGGCGTATAGAACGTGTTGTCAGCTAACCGCAGCTTGATACCCTCAAATCGATACCAGACGATTTCTCCTGCACGTTTACGCAGCTCAAGGTGCTGGCAATACGCAGATTCTGTTTTGTTCATCTGACCTGTTTTGAGTCGACCAAGAGCCTGTATCTGTTTTCTCATGATTTACCTCTGAGGTAATTAAAAACCACATAAGACACGAAATCAATAGATTTTAGAATATTTTATTACCTAACAGGTAATTGTCGAGGCGTAAAAAAATGCGCTATCGCGCTGGTATTACTTGATAAATCCTGCCGCCTTTCCCCGCCTGTATTCCTCCATCAGCCACTGCGCCGGTGTTATTCCCCCAAGGGTGGCGGCGTTAGGCATGCACCCGAAACTTCGCCCTGGTGGATGGTAAACGTCTCTCCCTGTGTCCGGAGGCGTACTCATGGGCTCTGGCTTTGCCTGTATGCTGATCACCGGATCGGGTATCTGCTGTCCGGAAGCCACCTTTTTCGCCCAATCATCGAGCAGCCTGCGTGCGTGTTTCTCAACCTCAATCTCGCTAAGCTGGCGCTGATACATTGCACGGCGGGTATCACATACGACCCAGTACATAACCGGATGTCGCCACGGGAATCTTTCGGGACCACCAGGATATAAACTTTTTTCCTTGCTGTACCGGTGAAACTCCGCCATCACATCGTCAATGGTGACGCCAAGAACCATCTTGCTGTCTTTGCACCACTTGATAAATTGCCCTGGAGACGGCCAGAACGGAGATTCACTGGCGCGGGCGTGGCGCATACCAGCAGAAACCTGTTCACGGGTTCGGATCCCCCCTTCGGCAAACGCAGCAATCCACTGCTGTTTTGCAGCAACTTCCTGCTCTGGCGTCTTCAGGTTGGTTACCACTGCCGCCGGAAACAGTTGTTTCAGCTGTTTAAAAAGGGCATCAACAAGCCTCTCTGCTGACATGTTCACCACATTGTCATTGTTGACGTACTGATGCTCATAACCTGACATGCGAGAAAGGGCTTCTCCGTCACGGTTTTGTATCGCGGTAAAAACGTTGTTCACAAGAAATCCTCCCATGCTTCAGGGCTGTTCCAGTGCGGAACGTTGTTATCAGGTAATGTTGATTGCTTCTGTCTGCTAATCTGCAGCCGCCTTGCCAGCTTCTGCTCCCACTGTGCCTGATGGTATGCCTTACCCTCAGCCATCCAGTAAATTCTGAACTCTGCAAGTTCCTGTGCCGTTGGCAGACTGTCCAGGTAGATCCCCTGCAATGAGCTTTTCCGAAGAAAGTCATCTGATGGCTGCCATTGTTCATGCATGACAAATTTGCCTAATTGCCCTGGCCCACCAGGAGGAACAAAGTTATTCATCACGGCGTTGTTTGCTCCGGGGTCATGAGGCACAGAATCCCCGCTTTTTGTCCTGCTCTCCCTCTCTTGGTTAAATGACTGGTTATATGACTGGTTCTGGATCCCGTTTTTGGGATCATTCAACATCCCGTTTTTGGGATCATTCAACATCCCGTTTTTGGGTATATTCCCGTTTTCGGGTATATTCCCGTTTTCGGGTTCATTGCCCCCCTCCCGGTTGCCTTTAATGTTCCCGTTTTTGGTTATATTAAGAGAGAAAACCCGCACTCTTTTTGTCGCTCCCTTTCTCTCTCCGGTATCTGAAATAATCCCCATTTTCATGAGCGATATAAGCCCGGCCTGCACGGTTTTTTTATTCAGGCAAGTGTCTTTAACGAGGCGTTCTATGCTGGGGTAGCAGAGGTTATATTCATCGGCTCTGTCAGCCATCGAGAGCAGTATGAGCTTTAATGATGAGCTACCTGGATCTGTCTCCCAAGCCCAATCTGTTGCATGTCTGCTCATGATTAATCTCCGCTATCAGCTTGAATGTTGTGGGGAGGAATTAATCATGATCTGCTTAATCTCTGCCCTGATGCGACGGTTTGACTCCATGGTGCACTCAACACAGTGTCCGTTGTAAACCCAGCGTTCACTGTCATGTCCGTGCTTACATGGTTTTCCGGTGTAGTAGCGTTTAAGTCCGCGCTTTGCGGCATCAATACGTGTAATGATTTCCATGGTAAGCCCTGTTATTAGTATTGGGATTACGGTTATTTTGTGCTGACACAAAAAAAAGATCAACCAGATTTGGTTTTTTATTACCTTTGAGGTACGAATAGATATGAAAAGACCGCCGGATGGCGGTCTACAGAGGGTTGTTGCCAGATATCATGAGTAGAAGAAGTATGCCAGTTCCGCTTTTGAGCGCAGCCATTGTCTTGTTTTACAGGCTTTAAAAAGCCCATTCATCAATACCTTACCTGGCATTTTGCGCTTACCTGTTAAGTGAGTCTGGATATAGTGACTCGTCGTTCCGGCTTCCTGTGCGAAGGCTTCACGCTCATCCGGAGTAAGTGCAAGCCAGTGCTTTTTGAAATCGAAATGTCCGTTATCGCTCATAGCTATTGCCTGATATTTATTTCAGATAATAAATATTCACCCATAAGGTAACAAAAATCAAGGATAGTTACCTATGGGGTGCATTTACCTGTTGGGTAATATTGCTTTAAATTGAATCATCTACTGATTCATATATGAGGCGATTTTCCAGAAAATGAAAAGTATCCAGGACGTCCGCAGGCAAAATCTCAACGACTTGATCGACCGTGAATTCAATGGTGTTCAGACGCGGATGGCTGAAAAACTTGGAACTCAGGCAAATCTGGTAAACCGCTGGGCTCTTGGCAAGAAGGTTATCGGCGACCAGGTTGCACGAAAAATTGAAGCTGCCGCCAATAAACCCCGTAACTGGCTTGATATCGATCGCTCGCTTTCTCAGGAAGGTTTTCAGCCTGTCGGCCCAAGCGACATTGGCCAGCTGGCGGCTCACAACCTGGAACGCTGGATGAGCGAAAGCCGCGACCTTTCAACACAGGGAAAACTTCACCGCGCATCCGGCGTAGCCCAGGTGACAATCAGCCGCCTGTTAAACAATGAGGTCAGCGTTTCCATTTCCACCCTGGAGAATGTTGCATCCGCATTCGGGCGTCACGGCTATGAATTACTGATTCACCCGCACGACCCTGCGACCATCAACTATGATCGCTCGCGCTACGCATTGTTACCCGAAACCGAGAAAGCAAAGATCGAAAGTTACATTGAATTTGTCATCAACCAGAACGAAAAAAACAAACAATAAAACCATATTTTTCAGTAAGTAAGCCGCCTTATGGCGGCTTTTTTATTGCCTATTCGATTACCTAACGGGTAATTTTTTTAACTCATATCTATTGACATCAAACCATATACGCATAATTATTACCTCAACGGTAACAGACCGAGGTAACAAGTTATGCAGTGGAAAATCATCAACGGTTGGTACTGCGTTACTGCATGCGGATTCATGAGCTGGAAGTTCCGCACCTTACAGGAAGGCATTAAGTGGGCTTTCGTCAGCAAAGAAGCTCGCGATGTGGCCAACGATAACGAGATATGGGAGGGCTGATAATGAACGTTAATCAGCAGAAAAATCTTCAAAAAATCATGCTGGCATTCGACAAGGACTACCGTCTGTCAGAACAGCTATATGACCGACAAGTTGAACTGATTGAGAGTATCCGGCTTCATCAACTGGCATCAACTTTCGACGTTGTAACAGTTAAAGGCGTTCGCCAGGAAGTACTGGAGGCCGCTAAAGACAGCCCTGAGTTCGAAGAACTAATGGATGCCTACCGGCGCGAGGCAATGGCAATTATCGCCCGCTGGGATCTGGCTGATCAGCTTGATGGGCAGAGGGACGCGGCATGAAACCGGGAATTTATTTCGACATCAGCAACGAAGACTACCACGCCGGTGACGGCGTGAGTAAGTCGCAACTGGACATGGTTGCCAAGAATCCGGCGCTTCTTAAATGGGTTCAGGCAGCACCAGAAGACGAAGAGAAAAAGTCTGCACTGGATATGGGAACCGCATTGCACTGTCTGCTTCTGGAGCCTGGAGAGTTCGACAAACGCTTCATTGTTTCACCGAAATTCGATCGTCGGACGAAACAAGGTAAAGCTGACGAAGAGGAATTTCTTCGTGATGTGGCGGATATGGGGATTACGGTACTTGATGCCGAGCAGTGGCGGAAACTGGAGCTGATGCGTGATAGCGCAATGGCTCACCCGGCGGCACGCTGGATGCTGGAAGCACCTGGTTACTGCGAAGCATCAATGTACTGGAACGATGAAGAGACGGGGGAGTTGTGCCGAATTCGTCCAGACAAATGGCTGAACGAGCACAACGTGATCGTCGACGTGAAAAAGGTTGCAGATATGGACCGTTTTGCACGCCACATCGAGGAATTCCGCTACCACGTGCAGGACGCAATGTACCGCGAAGGCGCAATGAGGGTTACTGGTCAGCCGCATGGTTTTTTCTTTCTTGCCGTGAGCGAAAGCATTGATTGTGGTCGGTATCCGGTACGCGTGTTCGAGCTGGATGCGCAGGATGTCGATGCCGGGCACGCTCTGTTCCGCCGGGATCTGAATACCTATCACGAATGCCGCATCAATGATGAATGGGGCGGTGTGGAAATCATTAAACGCCCTGAGTGGGCACGCAAACAGGATATGTACATATGAGCAACGACATCGCAAACATCAACGCACCAGTAGACACAGCAATCGCTGGAACTGCTGCAACTATTTTCAGCCCAGACGGCTTGAACCAACTGATGAAATTCGCCGAGGTAATGGCGCAAAGCCGCGTAACGGTACCGGCGCACCTCGCCGGGAAACCAGCTGATTGCATGGCCGTGGCAATGCAGGCTGCGCAGTGGGGAATGAACCCGTTTGCCGTGGCTCAGAAAACCCATGTTGTGAACGGCACGCTAGGTTATGAAGCCCAATTAGTAAACGCAGTTATCTCAACGATGTCGCCAACAAAAGATCGCATCAACTACGAGTGGTTCGGGCCGTGGGAACGCGTGATCGGTAAGTTTGTTGAGAAAACATCCAAAAACGGCAATCCATATATCGCACCAGGCTGGACTCTAAAAGACGAAGAAGGCTGCGGTGTTCGCGTATGGGCAACCATGAAGGGCGAGGATCAACCTCGAGTGCTTGAGTTAATGCTGTCTCAAGCACAGGTAAGAAACTCCACACTTTGGGCCAGTGATCCGAAACAACAACTCGCATACCTTGCGACAAAACGCTGGTCTCGCCTGCACTGTCCTGACGTAATCATGGGCGTCTACACCCCAGACGAATTACAGGAAACGGCACCGCGCGTTGAGCGAGACATTACTCCGCAAACGACCACTGCTGCGGGAATGAACAGTCTGATCAACGCTAAACCAGCGAAAAAGCCTGATGAGCAAACGCGTAAATCGGACAGCCGTGATCCAGAAGAAATGCTGATGGCCTTTACCAGCGCAGCGATGAATTACAGCACTGTCTCCGAACTGGATAAGGCTTACAAATACATTGCACAAAAACTTTCAGATGATGACGAACTGCTGGCAAAAGCAACCGACGTTTACAGCGTTCGTCGGGAAGAATTAAACGAAACATCTATGTAACCACCACCGCGGCGCCACGTGCGCCGCACTGCAACCAAGAGAGGTATTCATGAAAGGTGCATTAGGTAAGAAAGAACTCCTGGCGGTGGTGCCACTGTCATGGAGCACTATCGACCGTATGGAGCGCGCAGGGGAATTTCCTAAACGCTGGTATATCACCGATAAACGCTGCGCATGGAACCGTGATGAAGTTGAGCGTTGGCTTGATGAACGTCAGGCAGCAAGCCCGGCAGAGTTCCAGGGTAAAAAGCCTCCTGTTCAGCAACGTGTATATCGTCCCGTGAGCAACGCTGCATGAGTGCGCTGCTAAGGCACTGGAGCAAATGGTCAGGATGGTACTTATTCCTGGCCTCTGTTTCAGCATGGCTTTATCTGCTGGCATTAATTTTCAGAGAGGGTTGGATTAAGTGAGAAAGTTAAGCCGACTTGAAAAATATCACATGAATAAGGTTTCAATGCGCAGTCCGTCAAAGATTGTCGCCGTTACTCCTGCGGCGATAGAGATCGAAAAACGCGCGATTGAAAGAGAGAAAAAAGGGCAATTCCGCATTGCCGCTCACCTTTGGCTTCAGTGTATGGATGTTGCTTCTGGTGATGTTGAACGTGCAAGGATCGCGGTTCGCAGGGACCAATGTATCACAAAAGGTAACGGCCTTCGCCGTGGCGACTATAGCGGCATAGGATGTTGTGGGGTGGTTTATGACTAAGAAATACACACTAATCTATGCAGATCCACCCTGGGTATACCGGGACAAAGCCGCAGATGGTAATCGCGGTGCCGGTTTTAAATATCCGGTTATGAGTGTGCTGGATATCTGCCGCCTTCCTGTGTGGGATTTGGCCGATGAAAACTGTCTGTTGGCCATGTGGTGGGTGCCAACACAACCACTCGAAGCACTAAAAGTTGTTGAAGCCTGGGGATTTCGTCTGATGACGATGAAGGGCTTCACGTGGATAAAATGTGGTAGTCGACAACCAGATAAACTGGTTATGGGTATGGGACACATGACTCGCGCCAATAGTGAAGATTGCCTGTTTGCAGTAAAGGGAAAACTACCTCCACGCATTAATGCAGGGATCGTTCAGTCATTTACCGCACCGCGGCTTGAGCATTCAAGAAAACCAGATGTCGTTCGTGAAAAACTTGTGCAATTGTTAGGCGATGTTTCTCGCATTGAACTGTTCGCCCGCCAGACGTCTCATGGCTTCGATGTTTGGGGTAATCAGTGCGAAGACCCGGCAGTGCAACTACACCCTGGATACGCGTTGGATATTGGCGGATTAACAAATGCATTCAGCAATGCTCCGGTGTCACCAATAGACAACCAGGGGCGGGAGCGTGCAGCATGAACCTATATCAACGCATCAATGGCGCTGACTGGTGCAATATCTTCGTCGTCGGCGATCTGCATGGGTGCTACACGCTGCTGATGAACGAACTCGACAAAGTTTCATTCGACCCGGCGCGCGATTTACTTATTTCCGTTGGTGACCTTGTTGACCGCGGCGCTGAAAACCTCGAATGCCTGGATTTGATTACTATGCCGTGGTTCCGAGCTGTTCGTGGCAACCATGAGCAGATGATGCTGGATGCACTGGTCAACGGCGGAAGTTTCGGACATTGGATGTCAAACGGCGGTGGATGGTGGCACCAACTTGATTCTGAGCAGGATGTGCAACTCAAATACCTTCTGCCAAAGATTGCCAACCTCCCGATGATTATCGAACTGGTTACCGGCAATAAGAAGGTCGTCATCTGTCACGCAGACTACCCGCACAACGAATACGCATTCGATAAGCAAGTACCAGAAGAAATGGTGATATGGAATCGTGAGCGGGTTAGCGACGCGCAGGACGGTATTGTCTCGGAGATAACCGGTGCCGATTTGTTCATCTTCGGTCATACGCCAGCACATCACCCACTGGTGTATGCAAACCAGATGTACATCGACACCGGCGCAGTGTTCTGCGGAAATCTGACGCTTATCAAAGTCCAGGAAGGATAGAATTATTTATTACTGTCTTCCATCCACCTCTCAAACTTCGACGGGGAGAACGGAATCAGATCCGTATGCTCCCCGTTAATCCAGGAATCAATCATATCGGCCCACTGCTGCAACATGTAGGCGCGCTGTCTGGCGTATTCCGCTTTGTTATATACGGCGCGCACACCTTTCTGCTCATGTGCCAGAGCCTTTTCAATCCAGTCTGAAGGATAACCAGCCTCATGCAACAACGTACTTGCTGTACGGCGCATATCGTGTACGGTGAAGTCCTGAATATGCTCACCATCTTCATTTATTATTTTCACCGTTCTGTCGATCAGAGAGTTCAGCGCGGCATTAGATAATGGCTTCCGGAAATTGTAACGACCAGGAACCAGATATTCACTTCCACCAGCGCACATCTGCAACCCAACCAATATATCCTGTGCCTGTTTAGGCAGGTAAATAACGTGCGCCCGGCTTCCCTTCATGCGGTCTGAAGGAATTGTCCATGTCCATTTTTTAAAATCTATTTCATCCCACGTTGCATTGGTGAATTCGCCTTTACGAACCATAGTGATAAGCACCAGCTTTAAAGCCATTTTCATAGTGCCCATAGCACCAATGGCATCCAGCGTGCGGAAGAACAGGCCAATTTCTTCTGGTGTCAGTGTTCGCTCTCGTGGTTTAAATATGGCGATAGACGAAGGTTTAATGTCAGCAGCAGGATTAAACAAACCATGACCACGGTCATTGGCATGACGGTATACGCTGCTGATGATCTCCCTGGCCTGCACTGCTGTTGCCCGGCCGCCGCGTTCGACAATCCGGTCACACAAATCACGAACCATCGATGTGGTAATTTCAGCCATCATTTTGTTACCAAGAACAGGAAGTATGTCACGGTCGATCACCGCCTGCTTCATTGCGCGGGTACTGTCAGCCAGGATGACGTGTTTCATATAACTGTCGGTATGTACCGCAAACGTCTCGGCACCACGAATCTTTTTGATACCGTCACGTTTAGCCGCAGCCGGTGACTGGCCTGCTTTAAGCAGCTTCTTTGCAGCAATCAGTTCTTCTCGCGCTTCTGCCAGGCTGATACCGTCACGCCCATACTGCCCAATTACCAGTGTTTCGCGGCGACCGTTGATACGGTAGTCATAGCGAAACGAGACCGTACCTGACGTAAGCACAGCTACATACAGCCCGTCACGATCGGAGACCTTGTACAGTTTGTCCTGCGGCTTGAGGTTTTTTAATTTTGTATCGGTAAGCAC